CGCTTGTCGTAGTCCCCAAGGACGCTGCTGAACTCAATGGCTCCGATGCGTTGGAACTGGTCGATGGTGAGGTTTTGGAGTTTCATAGCCATAACTTGGGTCTTGAGTTGCAACGGATTTCGGGAACAACGACCATAGGCAGGTCGTTAAGCAGGGCGAGGTTGGTCAGGATGCTTTGGTCGTGCCTGTGGTCAATAAACGATGGATGGTTCGGATACTCGCTTGGGTCGTCATTCACGGCCTTGTCAACGTGCAGCCACTTGGACCACTCGTACATCAAGTCAATCGTGAAGTCGGTCTTGCGTAAGCCAAGGAACCCCGCCTCTATCTGCATCGGTTTCTCGTTAAAGAACTGAAGGCAGTCCATCAAGGCGTAGCAGTCGCCCTTGGTGTATGAAATATGGTTGTGGAAGTTTTGATGCAACAGGATGGGGTTGTCTTGCAAGTATTGCTTGGCAAACTCAAAGCACCCATCCCCGTGCAGGTCTTGGGCATCCAAGTAAAGCAGGGCTTCGTCCTCCTGCAAATCAAAGAGAGCGTCAAGGATGATTTGAGGCTTCCACCTCCACCAGTTGTTGCCCCTGCCCGGACGTTTCTCGTCCTCCGTGGTCGTAATCGGGAAAGGGTACTGATTAGCCTGCGCCCTCGCTGCTGGAAGGTATTCACTCGTTGCGTAGTTGACCCCGACCAAATACATCTCAGAACCCGTGAGAATTAGCGAAGGCGTGTTTGAAGGCTCCCACGTTGTAAGGGATGTCAGCGAATCGTTGCGAGTATGCTCGTTCTAAAATGTGGCCGACGTGGGGAATAGCGACCAACTTCTGCTCAATGCAGGCCAAGGTCAGGTCAAGGTAGGAATCGTCCCAAGTCAGCGTGTAGTTGGAAGTTACAGGCACAACGGGTTGATAGAACTCCTTTGCACCCCTTCCAGTCAGTTGCTTGATGTGTGGCTCGTAATTATCACCGCACGACCAGTAAGGCACAACGTCCACAGGGACTCGGAAATAGGCGCAATAGGCCCGTTGGTCAAAGTCGCCTGTCTTGGTGAGGTCGTACTCGAAGAGGTTCACGACATCGCCCGGCTTGATGTAGCCGTTCTTGGCTAAAGCGTACCATCCAGTCCAAGCGACGAGGTTTCGGTGGCTCTCAATGTTGTCGGGTTCGTCCCTTGCAACGATATGGTCAAACTCAGCCATTCCACTAAAGTCCTTGAACCCAAGCATGACCCAAGTGTAGGGAAAGAAGTCCCTGAACCTTCCCTCGGCTTCGCATTGCTTCACGATGTCGGTATCGTGGCAGAAGATGTAAGTTTTTGCCTTCATTTCTTGTAGAGGGTTAAAAGCATCCTGCCTCTTTGGTCCGTTGACCCCTTGGATTCGTGTGGTTGCAGTTGGCTCGTAAGGTTGACCATCGTCAGCAGTTCGGCATCGTGGATGACCATCGTCCCACCGGGGTTGAGGGCTTTGTTGAACAAGGCAACCATTTCGGGAATCATGCCGTCCCCGTGGTCCGAATCGTGAAAGATGAAGTCAAAAGTCCTGACCTCTTGCAGGGCCATGTGGCTCGGTTGGTTGTTCCATTCGACCTTGAACTTGGACAGGAGTGCTTTGCGTTTATCCTCAACCGTTGTATCGGTGTCGTAAACCACCACGTCAAGCCCGGCCAAGGCGATAGCGAGCGTCGAGTGTCCGAGGTAGGAACCCAGTTCTAAAGCGTGGCCTCCTTTGTGCTTCTTGGCTTCCTCGTAGATTTCAATGATGTGGTCCACGGCCGTCGTGTAGATGTGCAAGTAGTCCAAGGCTTTAAGTTGGTCAATGTGTTTTTTCATGTTAGAAGGTTATGACAAAGCGTTCAGGCGAAGGCCAGCCGGGGTTGGAATCAAAGACCTTGGTGTCGGGCTTCTTGCCAACCCAAGTTTCGGCTCGGAATCGGTGGTCCCTTGCGGGCTCACCGAGTTCCTTAATGTGGCTCGACTTGGCCCACCAAAAGTTGCCCCCAAAGTACGGATAGCCTTCGGGGTTGTTTTGGTCCGCCATGTGAGGGAACTGCTCTTTGGTTATCCAATGACATCCTACGGCATCGACCCCCTCCAGCATTTGCATGGACCGCTCCCATGCGACCACGTTGAAGAATAGCATGGACCTGCCCCATAGTTGGGTGGTCAAGGATGGATTCGCAGCCCCCTTCGTGTGGGCGTAGAGGTACACGGCTTCCTCTTCCTGCGAGGCCCGGTACATCTCGGTAAGCGTCGCCTGCTCCCAAGCGTTGGTTCGGGTAACCACGACCTTGACCTTATCGGCCACCATCGAGTTCTCCAGCACCTCCTTGACCGCCTTGCGTTGTTCGGGTGGACCGACAATGCCGACCCTTATCTCATCCAAGACATTGATGAGGCCGTAATTGCAGACCGCCATCATGTGCTGGTTGAGGATTAACTGCCAATTCCCTCCGCAGTAGATGTGGTAGTAGTGAACGACTTTCATAAGGTCCAAAGGAGGGTTAGAAGGGTGATGATGAAGAAAAGGGCTGCAAGCGTCTTCCCGATTTCGATTAGCAGGTCGATGATGCGTTCGGTGTTCATGCCTCAAAGTTAAACCACAACGTACTTCCCTGAGTTACTGACCCGTAACTTGTTGAGTGCCACATACCGCATAGCGTCGCAGGCGTGGTTGAATGAATCAATCGGGACCCCCGTGTTCTTGCCCTCTTTGTCGGTTGCCCAAGTGTAGGACCGCAGTTCCTTGATGAGGTTGGTGCTATCCTTGGTAACCTGCAACTTGTAGCGTTTCAGGATGTCGATGCCGTTCCTGACCGAATCGGGGCCTTTCTCCGCTGGCTTGATATTGAAACCTAACCGATAGATTTCTTCGATGGACTTCGGTTCTGCTGAATCCGCCACGATTTCCCAAGCCCTTGTGATGCCCAGCGACCGCAACTTGTCTGCGATGTCTTGGTTGGTCAGTCCCGTGGAGTAGAGCAGTTCTTGGATGAGTAGGCAGTCCCCTTGCCGGTAGATAGCGACTAAGGCCGTAGGGTCGTTGCTAAAGCCCCAGTCAAGCCCAAGGGCGACGAATTTCGCACGGCTGACATCTATACCCTCCACCACCTCGAAGTCCTCGTATATCGCACCCTGAAGCGTCCCGACTTGACCAAGGCCGTAGACCTTCCACCAGTTCGCCCAATACGCAGACGTTTCGGCTTTGGTCTTGGCCTTCTCAATCTCTCGGATGATAGCAGGGTCAAGAGCATCATTGTCCTTGTAGGTTAAAATAACAAAATCGGTATCATTTTTTCCAACCAATTCAGTATGCGCCCAAAACTCAGCGGTCGGGTTATAGTCGATGTAAATAAACTTTTTGGTGCGAATTGATAGTTGATGAAAGGCCTCCCAAGGGACGTTGTTTGCCTCGTTCACAAACAGGATATCACGCCTTGCGCCTCGGAGTTTTGATTCTTCGGTAACGCTAAAAAACTCAATAAACGAACCGCTATTAAAAAGATAAGTAAAACTGCTTTTGTTCCAGTTGTCAGGATTGTAATTTGAAGTCCATTCCATTATTTTAATGAAATCACGCATCGCACCTCTTCGAAGATGAGGGATGCTTTCGGAAACGATGCTTATCTCGGAGTTTGGATTATCAATCGCATAGGTTATCAGCAAAGGAATAATGCTGAAAGTCTTGGATGAAGACGTGCCTCCTTGAATAACCCTGACCCTTTTGTTAAGGTTGGCTATCTTCGCCTGCGCTTTGGTTTCCTTGAACATCGAGATTGATGCCTGTAAAAATAGGCCTTTCGTGGATTACTTGAACAACCTCTTCTTTTGGTTTTCCGTAAACCCGGTCAAACAAAACGTCAAGAATATGGATGCTGCCCTTCTCCCAATCTCGATTTGCCTTCTTGGCAATTAATGCAACCCAAAAAGGAAGGTCGTTATTGTTTGCCATTTCAATCAACTCGTTTTTGGTTTTACCGAGAATGACTTGAATCATGGCTTGTGCCTGCCCTTTCGTGAGCCGAAGATTATGCTCAGCAAGGAAGTGGTCGTGCAACAAATTCTCCAAGTTCTTGGGGCGACCGTTAGGGTTCATTGTCTCCCCCTTATTTGGCCTCGTTAGAGAGCCACCATGCGGTTGTTTTTCTTGGGTTGGCACCGATGTTCCTCCGAAGTTATTGAAGCCCTACAAAGGCCTTTAAAGGGTAAAAAACAAGGCTATTTCGATAGCCTCCCTCATGGGTTGGAATTATAGGCGTAACCCCGTGAACATTCCTCCAAGCCGGGTACACTAAAATCGAGTTATCCTGCTGGCCGACGGTTGCTCCGTAGTCAGGAATATGCAGGTCGCCTCCTTTGGAGTTGTGCTTCTTGCAGATTATCACATTCACGGCCCCAACTATGTTGCCTCCATCCCTATGAAATTGAGCCGATATATTGAAGTTTGAGATAGAACTTGTAAAAAGGTTTGCAAATCTCCACTTTTTTGGCACTCCTTGAAATAACTCCAACTGCCTTTCATGTTGATGTGGCAGGATTTGCTTTATTAATCCCTCGCTTTCGCTGGCTAAAAGAAGCATGGCCTTAATAAAGGTTTTGGCCGACTCTACTTGATGGACGCTGCTTATACTTGCGTAGGGTCTTTTCATGTGTGGTTTAGGTGGAACGCTCCCAATAATGCAAGACTCCTGAACTATACCACCTGCACTTTCGGACCTTTTGGTTCCTTGCTTTGGCACCCTTTTTGATTGTAATTCGTGATTTGCCAAGTCGGCAAGTTTGCACATTTTCTCGGGCATCTTTGTCAAGTAAAAGCCTATTGCCTCCCCTTCCGAGTAAAGAACGCAGTCCTCGGTTACATTTGGCTCAATGTATGGACAATCATCCCCAATCTTTATGGAGTGCTGAACTTGGACAAGGTCTATTCTTTTCATAATTTACTGCTTTTGTATTTGCGGTCCGTGAATTTTGGCTCAAACTTCCAAGGCTTATCGGGCTTTGAAACAACATCAATAGTCGGGTCAATACTTTTAAAGATATTTATTTCCCTTAATGCCATTTCCGAACGGTCAAACGCTTGAAGACCGCCTTTGCCTTTGCCTACCGGGGCGCACTCAATAAGATGCCTTGAACAAAAAAGCGTGTCATAGCCATCATTTCGGAGCAGTAAATATTGGTAAAAATCGTCAAAAGTGCTTATGCTGCATTCCGGCCTAAAAAGGTTCGTCCTAATTATATAGCAAGTTTGGCAGCGTTTGTTCTTTTTTGAGAATAGTTTTTCGGACTTTGCGTACCATTCAAAGTCATAAGGAAAAACAACGGCTCCTACCTTTGGAATGCCAAAAGATTTAACAATCTTGTCTAAGTCTTTCTCTATTTCCCCAATTCCTTTTACGTCATCGTCAATCCTAAAAACCAAGTCATACCCGTTCTCTTCTGCATATTTTTTCGCAAACTTGGTTGAGTATCCTAACCCTTGGTTGTTTTGTTCAAGGGCAATTACGTTCTTGAACTTATACATATCCTTTTCTTGTGGCTCTACAAATATCCTGTAATCAATGCCAAGCCTTTGCATAAAAGGTTCGACATTTTTTGCTATGTTGTCGGGCCTCCCTTTGCTTGGTATAAAAGCGAGACACCTCACAGTTTTTCCCTTTCTTCTTTAAGTTTTTCCATCAAGAAGCCACCAATGTAAAGTTTTTGCTGCCTCCAAAACTTAACCAACTCAAAGGCCTGCTCGTAATGTTCGGGTTCAAATTCAATTTGAATAGCCTTCATTACGTTTGATGCCATTCCGTCAATTTGGTCGCTTAAATCATCTTCATCTAAGATTGAGTAGTCAACCTCTGCCGGGGCTTTCCAAACGTCAAGTCCCCATTCCTGCAGTTCTAATTCATCCCATTGATTTGCCAGCATCTCCCAATCCCATTCCCCTCCGCTTACGTTGTCCTTAATGATAAACTGCCTTTGCTTGTCCTCGTTCCAATCCACAACATGAATCGGCACGTCCTTCCATCCTGCCTCACGCATGGCCTTAAGCCTCATGTTGCCTCCAAGCACGACCATATCGGTATTGACCACAACGGGACGAACCTCGGCCATTTCGGGTAGGTCTTTGATGGACTGCACGAGTTTTTTGAACTTGTCGTCTTTAATAACCCTCGGGTTGTTCGGGTTGTTCTTGATTGTGCCTATGGGTACTCGTTTCATTAGTATTCGATTTTGTCTATGAGTTCGTCAATCTTGTCCACTATCTTCATCTTCACGGCAAATGCATTCGGTGAGTTAGAATCGTCCACCGCTCCGATGCAGTCGCAGAGGGTCGTAATGACCATCATCAGCGAGTCCATCCGAGCCTGCACTTGGGCTTGGTCATCCTTCGCCTTTGAGTTCGCCAAGTTCTCGGAGTTTATTTCTTGACCATGAGAGAGCCGACTTGCCACCCCACAGGAGGTAACTGATGTAACCGCAGTCGGAGGTGTCGTCTGCATTGTCGTAGTAGGTTTCAGCACGGGACAGGTAGGAGTGCATCCGCTTGATGGTTTCAAGGGAAATTGCTTCCCCGTTGGCGAGTTGCTGCGCCCTGACCTTACCTGTTTGCGTCGCACACTTGTTGCCGTTCCGCTCGTTCAATTCTATCCCTCGCTTGGCATTCGACCGAATCTCTTGGCCGTAGTCGGAGTATGACTCGAACTGCTGCCTTTTGTGATTCTCCCAAGTTGAGCCACAAACGGCAAGCCGTTGAGCCGTATCCGGGAACTCTGCATTGGCCTCGTTGTTGCTCATGCAGCGACCGATGAAGCCTTCTTTGCTTTCGTTATTGTTCGGGATTGGCAGGGGCATTCAGGGAGTGGGTTATGGTGTTTTGGTTGGCTTCGGCAAACAAGTCCGCTTGAAGGTAAATGTATTGGAGAGCCGATTTTACGCAGTCCGCACACCACCAGTTTGTGGGCGGTCGTCCGTGAGCGGTCAGGATGGCTTGCAGTTCCCCAACCGCATCGGGTGGTAAGCGCATGGTCAGCGATGCCACATATTGGTCCCAGTACTTGCGATGCTTTTGGGCCACGATGAACTGGTCGGTTGTCATTTGAAGGTCCATTCCCGGATGATTATTGCGGTGGCAGATGAGGCAAGGCCGAGGATAGGGGCCAAGTACCATTGGCAGGTTGGCAGGGTCAGCAACACCCCAAGCCAAAACCCGAAGCAGGTCATGCACGAAAACGGCTTCCGCTTGGCAAATGGCAAAGCGTAGAACCAATTCGGCAGCACCCGGAACTCCACGACCGCAAGGGTCGCTAAAGCACTAATCAGGATTGGAAAAACCAGTATATCCATTGGACTCGATTGCGGTTTTGATTTTGGCCTTGGCCTGCTCGATGGAGTAAATGATTGAGCGGTACGGGATGCCCGTTTCCCGGCTCATGGCTTTCATGTTACCTGTCTGCATCAGCAGATTGAGCAGTTCTTTGTCGTACGGAAATGCCCCATCCTTGGCCCAAGAATCCATCTCTTGCTGGGCGATGGCCCAAAGGTCATCGAGAAGGGTATCGTAGTCCTTGCCCTCTTCTTGGGTTTCGGGGTCCACCTCTACTCGCTCGTCGTGGTGGCGGTACTTCTTCGCAAATTGGTTGTTGTTGCCCCGGTACAGGTTCATTATCAAACGGACGATGTAGAACCGCAGGTATCCCTGTACCTGCATCTTGGTAATCTTGTCAGGGTCTTTTTCCAGCAGAATCAGGACGACCTCTTGTTCGAGGTCCTTCCAAAGCGGATTGCCCCCCGTAATGGTGAGGCAAGCCTTGCGGATTTCACCGCTGCGATAAAGGTCAAGAATGGTAGCCTCTGCGTTCACTCACGCAAAGATGAATGGGGTTCTCGCTAATGTTGCAAAAAATCCCGTGTCCTGTTTAAAACTTGTGTACGCAGGAACTTGATGTCGGGCCTTGCTCTCATGTTTATCGCAAGGATTTCAAGGTTGTGCATGACCGTTGCGTGGTTCCTCTTGATGATACGCCCGATTTGGCAGTAGGTGTACAGGTACTCCGAGTAGGCGATGTCGGCAAAGATGCTTCGAGCAAGTACCAGTTCTTGGGTCTTGACTTCGCTCAAGATGTCATCGGGGCTGACCCCGACAACCTCTGCGGTATATCCGAGGATGGTGCGTGAGATTAGGTCCATGGTTATGCCGTCTTGGTTAAAAGTTCAATTAGTTTTTTAAGGCAGGCAAGTTCCGCTTCTTCGTGAGTGTCACAATGGTACACTAAAGAGGATTGAACAACAGCGTTGTAATGGCCGTTGTCATACTCAATAAAGTACCTTAATCCGCACTCCTCCCTGAACCACCTGAACGCTTGTTGGTAGAGGGGGGCAGATATTTTTGGATTATTCGTGATAGATGGATGTGGGAACAAACTGTTTTTGTTCTCGCTATTCAAATATCTATCATAACTTACTTTTAAGCCTTCTATATCATAGTACCCCAAGCATGATTCATCAAACCCAAGTTTTTTGAGTGCAAGGGCTTGTTCGTAAGGTATAAATTCGTTTTTCATGGCTTGGGGTTAGGGGTTGGTTGTTATTTTCTTATAGAAGTTTACCAGATAATTCCGTTCAACTTTGGTCAATCCCCAATTCTCAACGGCTGCTTCCGCAAACTCAAAGGCAAAGTCCTTCATCGCCTCAATAATCCATTCCCTATCAACTTGATGGAAGTGCATCTCATTAGCGTTTTCGTGCTTGGCGAGGATTTCGTCTGGTGTTTTCATTTTGTTTGGGTTAGAACGGGTTAGGGGGTAGGGGCATCCAATGGCTTACTTCGATTAGGAACCACGTTTGATGCTCGTAGTGCCAGCGTCCATCTCCGAGCCATGCGTAGGCTTGGTTCATGTCGGTCGTGAATATCAGGACTGGCTCGTAAGGTTCCGGCATACGGTCCAAGCATTTAATCCATTCCATGTCAGGCGTTTTTGGCTTGAAGGATTCGACCGAGCAGGGTCCAGTTCACGGACCAAGCCTTGATGGTTTCGGATTTGTCGGGGCGGTTGCAGTTGACGCACTCCTTGCGGATGTGCAGTTGCCAGCGTCGGAAATCGATAGGTGTGGTTTTCATGGGGTTAAGGTTTGTTTGGTAAGGTTATAGGCTGACGATGGGGGAGGTTTTGTCAGCGTGTGGGCTGACGGATTAATCATTCATTATATGCGATAAGGGTGCTTATTGACCGATTCCTCATTCATTATATCCGATTGCGTATAGCGCAAATTTACACAACTATTCCACACCTACAACCACTCGCTGAAAATCCTCAATGCTCCGAATGACCTCGTACCTGTACCCTGCCTCTTGGACCAGTCCCTGCCACCACTTCTGCGAGAGGGACTGCTTGCCCTTATTGGCCTTGAACTCAAGGAAGATGGCTCCTTTGTCGGAGAGGTAGGTCATGTCTGCAACCCCAGCGGTCAGGCCAATGCCCTTGAGAAAATGACCGTTGGTTCGGCTTCGTGGGTTGTTGAGGTTCAGGAACAACCGCCCTTCTTCGTGTGGCCTTAGGAGTTTGAACAACTTAACGCAGGCTGCTTGCAGGGTGTATTCGGGGGTCATAGCGGATATTCGTTGGCTTTGGTGTAGGGCAGTTGACATTGAACTTGGGCGATTCCAAGGCTTCCGTTCCGGTTCTTTCGGAAGATGACTTCCATCAGGTCTTGCTCTGCGCTCTTGTCGTGTTCGTAGGGCCTGTAAACAAAAGCGATTTTGTCGGCATCGAACTCCAGTTGCCCCGTTTCTCGCAGGTCAGACATGATGGGACGATGGTCGGCCCTGCCTTCGGTTGCCCTTGAGAGCGAAGAAACCACGACCCCGAAGACCTTCTGCCTCTTGCAGATTGCTTTGAGTTGCTTGCTAATGTTGGTCATCTGCTCAATCTTGGGCTTGGGCTTGTCAATCTTGGCAGGTTCTACAAGTTGCAGGTAGTCGAGGTAGAAACCAACGATTCCGAACTTGGCCTTAAGTTTCGCTATCTCCCCCTCGATGCGGTCGAGGTTGGCTTGGTGCAAGTCCACGATGTAGAGAGGCTTGCCTTTCAGTTGGTCGGCTTTTTGGGCCAAGGTCAGGAACTGCTCGGTGCTGATACGCTCGTCGGGTTTTAGGAATGCAGACCCGTCCATGGTTCCAAGGTTGGAAAGCATACGTTGGGTCAGTTGGTCTGCTGACATCTCCATCGTGAAGAACACGACGG